CTCCTTCATCTGTATCTCTTGCTGACCCTTCTGCATGTCGATCGCAGCCTTCTGCTTGTCGGCTTCGATCTTACCCTCAGTCTTTTGCTTCTCCAACTCCATCTTCTGTTGCTCAGGATCGGGCGGGGGCGGGGGCGGCGGTGTCTTGGCGATGGCGTCCAATTCCTTGTCGAGCATGCCTTCGAGTTCAGCGGAATTACGGAAGCCTGCGACAGCCCATTTAAGCATGCCGACCAAGAAGTTGGCCGAACCGGGCATAGATTGGAGCATAGGCATGGCCTTCTCCAAATAGCTGCCTACAGCGGTGAGAAACTCGATCCGGTCAGCTTTCTCCATAGCGTAGTCGGCCTGCGCTATGGAATCCGCCGTAACCGTGATCCGCCACTCAAACCCGGAGTCAGAATGTAGAAGTTTGAGGGCGGGCTCGATCAGCTTGACGTTCTCAACCCCGGTAGCGACTATGTTGCTACTCTTGAGGAGGAACTCGTCATCGAAATGCTTTACCTGGATCTCGGCCTTGAGTCGGAGGAGGTCTGCGGCGAATCGGGCGACTTCATCTTGTCGCTTCTTGATCGCAATTGAGGCAAACTTGGACTTGATTTCCTGCGCCCCGAGCGTTTCACTGGCTTTGGAAGCGCCTCGTACAATGTCGCTGATCCCTGTAAGCTCATAGATTTGTGCCTTTATCAGATCACGGTTTTGAATCAGTTGAGTGAGAGCCTCAACCACTACGTCCAGGGGGAGCCAATCTACCTGTCCCTTCAGGCCCCCCTTCTCTGCGAACATCGCCCAGTTATCCACCGGGATCAGTTGATTGTCGAATCCCTCGGTGAGCATTCTCGAGACGCCTGAGGCCGACTGATCGTAGACGCCCACGACCTTACAAGCCTGGAGTAGCATACTGACCCGGTTATTGATCGTGTCCAGTTCTTGATACTGGTCCTGGATCATGTAGTAGTCGGGGCGGGGAACAGTGTTGCTCGTAGTGATGTTCGCGAACATCGGCTTCGGGCAGGGCTCAAACCCGACCAATTTCAGGGGATCAGGCTTGGTGTCCAGAATCTCCTTGTAACCCTTGGAGAACCAGATGACCTCCTTCTTCTCCCTGTCCCATATCTCGTAGACACAGGCCTGCTTAATAGCCATGTGCTTAGGAGTTGTCCCAGGGGTCGCCCCGTGGTTGGGAGGGAGGGCGGGATTAAAATCCAGGCTGACGGCGCTGCCTACCTTCTTCCCAAACCGCTTCACCAGCGCATCGCGGGACATGTACGCCTTGCGTCCGACCCAGCGGCGCTCCTCCCAGGTGCGGCATGGGGACCAGATGAAGTCCTGCCAGTACACGTAATCTATACAAACGCGCTGGTCCGTGATCTTCTTGAGCGGCTCGGGGGGCTTCGCCGTGGTGCCCTCCGTTTCGGGGTGGAACTCGTCCCCCATCGCCTCTTGATAAGGCACGTCCTCGGTGTCCGTTTCGAGCCGTAACCAAGCAGCCGCGAGACCAGGTATAAGCCGGTCCTGGACGCAGGAGCGCATTGTAGAATCGAACATATCACGCGGGTCATCGAGGTCCTGCGTAATGCTGCGCTGGATAATCGTACCGGCCACCCGGGCAACGTCATCGTCGTAGTCCTTGAAACGCCGTGCGACTGAAGGCTTCGGGAGCTGCGCATAAAGCGCAGACTCCATGATATTAGTATTCGCATAGTAGATGTTGAACCACTTGTTAGAAGAGTCCAGCATGTCCCGCTCGTCCAAGAAGCGCCGGTTGACTTTGCGGCCCCGGTTATGGAAGTCTTTGAGCTCCAACTCGGCCTGGTGGATCTCCTCCTCCCACCGCTCGTAAGGAGTGAGCTTCTTGTCCTTCAGGGACTCGATGGCGCCGCTGGTCTCACTCATGCGATTCTCCTATGCCCGCCACGTTGGCGGTCCTCGCGGTCCTTGAACAGGGACGCGAGATTGTAACTGGAAGGGAGAGCAGCCTGGGCGCGTTTGAGACGGCGCTGGTTCATCTCAGGGGAGGCGTCGGCAGTGAGCAGAGTGCCGAACTTCGGGGCACACACTACCCCCATATAGCCGAACGCGTCAGCGTAGTCGGAGCACCAGTCGTGTAGCGGCTGCTCCTTAAACATGAGGTTATCGTCGTCCCACTCCCTGCGGTACCCCTTGAGGGCCTCCAGCAGGTCCTCGCCCCCGGTCTCAGAGTCAATGTGTACCCGGGGGAAGATTGAACGCGTTGCGGCAATCCGGTCCCGGACCTTGTGGTTGGGGACGATGGAGGGGCGGATGTCATTATGTAGGAACTGCTCTACGATGGACTTGCCCGTTTGTAGGTTCTTGGCCCTGGCGTCATGGGGGAGCCACACAGACCCTAAGTCAGCTTGACCTTGGAACTGTATAATGGCGTCGATGTGGTGGAAGATGTCTTTGCCGTTGGTGGCTTCGACGTTGACGACTCTGATGGTTCCGTCTTGGTGCTCTTGCCAGTAGACCGCCACGGTTGAGTCCGTGAAGCCAAGGTCAAATACGACATGAGTCGGGAGGTCGGGATCATATAGTGAGGTGGCTGGTCCGAGGTCGCCAGGGGAGTGATACCGGCCTTCAAGGAATAGTTGGTTGACTTCTTCGGCATAGATGGCTCCCTTCAGGGCAGCATCGAACGAGCACAGATACTCTTGGGCAAACTCCTCCGGGTCCATATGCTTGCGCAGGTCCTCTAGCTCCTGTAGGGGAATCAAGTTGGAGGAGTCTGCGCGCAGGGTAAGCAGGAAGTTGTCTAGGGGGGACCGCTGGGCCTCTTTGACTTTGTCATGGAACAGGTTCTTGCCTCGTGGGGTAGAAGCAAAGACTCCCCACCCAACTCTATCAGATAGAGCGGGACGGATGACTTGGGAAAATACCGATGGCTTCCACAGTGCGTACTCGTCACCGACAAACCCGTCGAGGTACATACCCCGGAGTGAATCAGCGTTGTCTGCGCCCAGGCAATAGATGGTAGAGTTCGGGTGGAGTTTGATTTTGAGCTCGGACTCTGAGGGCTGGGCCGACCAATAGGGCTGGGAGTATTGCTTGAGGTAGTTCCACGCGATACGTTTGGATTGTGTGAACGTGGGGCCGACATAGGCATATTGGGGGTCCGGGAGTGGTAGGGGCGTGCGGGCGGCAAGGATAATGTCGTTGACTAGCGCCACCGTTTTGCCCGCCCTGCGGTGCGTAACGAGTGTGGCCCAGCGTTGCTCCCGGTTATGGAACGGCAGGAAGGCAGGCCTAGGTGTATAGTCAGCGTGAGACATCTTTCACCTTGATGTCCTCGGCATACTGAGCCGCCTCTTGGTACGCTAGCCGCCTTGCACTGAGCCACTCGGGCCATACCTGGTTGGTGGTATGCGGGCTGGGGAGCACAGGACTGATCGTGGGGCCGATCATACGTGCGTAGAGGTTAAAAAACTTGCTGGGATTCTTATCAGCCCACATAGCTAGCCGGGGCATACCACCGATGGCCTCAAACGCTAGTTGAAATGCCTCGGCTGATTTGGTTTGGAGGCTGTCGGGGAGGAACACATGATGCAGCCCCCGCTCGATCAGGGCCGCCATCTCAGGGGAGATTGAGGGATCGCTATTGAGGGCCGTTACAAGCTCGGACAGGTTCTGTTGCTGCTGGCTAGGGGTTGGCATGATACCGCGATTATAGCTGGACGCAGTTTGGAAGTAAAGAGGCTCTGGGGCAGGCTCTGAACACGATACTCTGAACGCCAGTTTTTATGTGCCCCCAATCAGTCCTTTCAGCATCCTCTACCCCCACCCCCACCCGCCGATTTGTGCGCCGCAGTGCGCAGCAAATTGGACCTCAGTGTTGCGCAATCCATTCACCATACTATAGCCCAAGCATGCCCAACATGCCCACTATGGGCCACATAGCCACCAAGGCTTGGATACCAACGTATAGCCCCAAGGTGTGTACGCTGGGCCCGCCCCACACTGACCCCCATCGGCGCCATACGTGGTGTCCGGCGCCCAGGGCCGGGTGATAGCGGGGGGCTATCAGCAAGCTAGCGCCACTAGCTCCTAGCTCCATTGGAAAAACCGAGGAGTCTATCGTAAAGGGTCGTGCGCGTACGCGATCCCGCGTATGAAGTCTAATTAAATTAAACTATTGGAACTATTGAAGCTATTCCCAGTGGATCCCCACTAGCTCCAAACCTAGTCCCAAAACCCCGCTACTCGGTTTCTGGCGCTAGCGGGGTAGGGATAAACCCTAATATAACAACAACGTCTATCGGCCCCAGCTACTAACTCGATAGCGGCCAATTCTCTGGCCCCTAGGCACCAATCTGGGCCCCGTCCAAGTCTAGCCCCAGGACACTCGCCAATCGGTCCACTATCAAAGGACAACGATCCTAGCCAATCCTATGGGCCCCCTAGCTGTCTCCCCCCAAAGTACATAGGGTAGCCGCTCCTGCTCCCTAGCCAGTCGCTGCGTCCATCAGTGCCCCAGCGCTGGCGATCTATGGGAACCTCCCCAAACCCTACTATAGTAAGGGCGCCAGCCCCCTCCCATGGTTACTAATGCTTACTATTTGACCCGACAAAATCCATGAAAGCACCAATATTTGGTATAGAATTCGTAGCAGGAGTCGGGGGGAAGCGAAAACGCTAACCAAGCCCCCCGACTCCCCCGGCCTCCATCGTGACCCGGGATTGGCTCTTTAACAACTCGATTCTACCACACTCGTCGCTCTACACGACGCCATAGCCCTCAAAGCTAGCCCAGATTATCCATAGCCCCTCCCCCAAGGGGGCTATGTGAAGTCGGTTAGACTTCGTTCTCTACCATCAACCTTAGAAAGACCATTATGACGTTCACCGCCCAAAACCCCCAAGTCCTGTCCCAAGAGGCCATCGAGGCCCTCCGCGCCACCCTGACGGTCCAGAAGGATGGCCGCTCGTGGGTAGTTCGTGACTCCGAGGGCAACATTCTGATCACGCGCTCCAAGAAAGCCGGGGCAGACGCTTTCGTGTCCGGCTACACCCCCGATTTCACCACCATCGCCACCAGCGATTCCCCCGCTCCCATCGAAACCCAACCCCAACTGGAGAACATCGAAATGACCGAAGACACCACCCCCGCCACGGACCTCCCCGTCATCAACGCCACCCTGGTCCTCCCCGAGGTCCAAGAGTCGGCCACGGCCCCCACCGAAGCCACCGAGGAGCCATCGGCCCCCCTGACCGAGGAGGAGCAAGCCGAGGCAGACAAGAAGGCCAGCCGTAGCCAAAAACTGCGGGAGGCCATGGCCAAGGTCCTGGCCGCTCCCTACGATCCGAACAAAACCCATCCGTCCTACCTGACGAAGCGCGGCCTCCACGTCACGCTCCCCGAGGGCGAGACCCAAGAGAATCTGCCGGCCGTTCTCCACCACCGCGCCATTTCTTCGTTCTCGGACAAGTCGCTCGTGGACGGCGTGACGTTTATGGGGATGGATGTCCCGGCGGCTCGGACTCGCGGCACGTGGCGCGGCGTCAAGACTTCGTTCCTGTGGATCGAGGCCCCCCGCCTGGCTTTCCCCTCCGGCATGGTCGGCGGATCGTCCAAGGACACCGTGACCTTCCACATCCTGGTCGAGAACGATGATTGGGACTCCCTGGAAGGTGCCGCGGTCACCGCCGACTTCCCGGCTGAGGAGCCAGCCTCTGCGGCCGAGGGCGCCAAGAAGGCACCGTGGGACAAGCCGACCCCCACGGACTCCGACGAGGGCCAGCCGGCACCCGCTAAGCGCGAGCATCCCCAAGCCGAATCCGCCCAAGCGTAACTCCCCCAAGCCTCCTCCCCGGAGGGGGCTTCCAGGAGCCCACTTAGGCCCCAACCCCTAATCCATCCAACCTAAGGACAATCATGACCCTCACCAAACCTCACGCGGGTAACCCCGGCATCGCCCGCGCCAAGCGGCTCCCACGCGATCCGCGCCCTGGCGACCTGGCCATGGAGCTCATCGACAAGCGTGTTGAAAACCTCAACAAAATCCGCTCCATCCTGGTGACCGACGAGTACAACGCGATCGCCAACGGCATCTTCGCAGTCGACAAGTCCTCCGCCCAAAACCCCTCCATCGAAGGTGACTATCTCCGCGTGACGTTCCACGTCTACATGTCCGGCCTCAATCGGTGGGAGGACCCACGGATGATCGACTTCATCAACGCCATGACCGCGATCCGGCCCGACGAGATGAACCTGTCCGAGAACAAGGACTACCACAACCGTGACTACAAGTTCACCTGGAAGTTCCAGGGGGGCCTCTCCATCGAAGTCAACCTCAACGCCTACGAAGACAAGGCCACATCCGAGTGCCGCCGAGTCCAGGTGGGGACCAAGACGGTAGAGCAGCCAGTCTACCGCTACGATTGTGTGACCCCCGCCGACCAGGTCCTAGACAAGCTCCCTGCCCCCGTCCTGGCCATCGACCTCTAGGCTCCAGGGCTACCCCCAGACTCCTCCCCCCGGTCCAGAAACCGGGGTATAATCGACTTCCCCTAATACTTTAAGGTTCCTATGTCTCTCGCACATCTTCGCTCCCACGTCGTGCCCGCTCCTGCCCCGGTGACCGATCCTGACCGCGTGGTCCTCTCCCTAGAGCAGGCCACCTGGCTCCGGGCGAACGCCAAGGGCAGCGACTTCCTGTCCTCCCTAGACCGCCAGTGGGTGTCTAAGGGTTTCCTGTCCCCCAAGCAAGTCGCCTGCGTGGAGCGGGGCATGGTCGAGAAGGCCACCAAAGCCGCTAACATCGTAGAGGTCCCCACGGCCCGCATCGAGGAGATTTTCTCATACGCGAAGTCCAGGGGCATCAAGCAACCCCAAATGCGCCTTGGGAACTACCACCTCAAGACGGCTTCGGCATTCTCGGCCAACGCGGGGGCCATCTACGTGACGCTCCAGGACACCTACCTGGGGAAGATCAAGGACGGCAAGTGGATCCCGACGATCCCCGGCTTCATCCACTCCCAACCCCTCGCAGCCCTGCTCGCTGACCCCACGTTGGCGGCCATCGCCTACGGGGAGCGGACAGGCAATTGCGCGATCTGTGGGCGCCTCCTCACCGCCGAGGAGTCGATCAAGCGTACCATTGGCCCGATCTGCGCGGCCAACTACGGACTCCTGTGATGTGGCACTTCCTGACGGGCCTTGCGGCCCTTCTCATCATCCTGTCGATCGTCCCCTTGGTCGTCTGGGGGGCCCTGGCTCTAGTGGCCGTTTGCCTAGCGTTCGTGGCTGCCCTAGTGGTCGCCTCGATCATTTGGCCTAAGGTCGGCATGACGCTCGGGATCATCGCAGGCTACATGTTCCTTTGGTGGGCTTATGAGTCCGTCAGGGACCATTGGACATTTCTCTACAAACAATACAAGTACAACAAGTCATGCTCGAAACGCTAGTCAATCTCGCATTCGCCTATCTCGCCATCGCCATTCTCACCGCCATCTACCTTCTCACCCCCAAGACCAAGGCTGTATGACCATCCACTCACTCTACTCCGACGAGGCCCAAGTGGGCCGAGTCACCAAGGACCTCCTCGATGCGGGCCGCAGGGTTTTCCAACTCTGGATGCTAGACAACGAGGAGGCCGAGCACTCCCGGCAGGTTCTCAAGGCGCTCCAACTCCCCATGTTGGCTGACGTCCTATCGCTCGGCTGCGGCGTGGGCGGCATGGAGTACCATTGGCACCACTACCGGCCAGACCTCAAGTTCACCCTCCTCAATCAATCGAAAGCCCAGTTGGACTTGTGCGTTTGCCCCGGGGAGCGACTTCACGCGCGTGCTGAGGAGTACGATCCCGAGTGCGCCTATGACGTTACCCTGGCCGCCTACGTCCTGGGCCACCTCGATGCCCGGTTGGTGCTGGAGAACGCTCTAGAGTACACCGTGGGACCTGTCGTGGTCCTTGACGCGTTCGATGGGACAGACTCGTTCAACGAGGCATTTGAGTATGACTCCCCCAAGAACGATCTCATGCGCGAGTTAGGCTTCACACAAGTCCACCTAGCCCCCTGGGTGGTCAATCCTTACATGGTCGAACTAGGGCTGGCCGGCCTGGTTCACCAATCTACCCCTGGCCTTTGGATATCAGAATGAAACTAACCTTTAACACCCAAGAGAACGCCGCGCAAGCGTGGCACGACATCGAGACAGCCGGCCTCAAAATTGAGGGCCCCCGACACGCCTATCAAGAGAGCCCGACCACCATATTGATCAAGGACCTCTTCCAAGGCGGCTGGTTTAACCGATTCGTGCTACCCGCCAGGCCCCCCGCCCCCTAAACTTCGCCAGTAACAAGACAGAAAGGCCCCCCGGATCGCTCCGGGGGGCCTTATCCATAGGGTACCCCACAAAACCCCCGGAGGGG